TAGGCCTATAACTGCAATTTTGCAGTGTGCAGTGTCGTGCAAAAATAGGCCTATGACTGCAAAAATATTACAAATAGTAAAACAGTTTAATACTGTTTGTAAATTCACTTACCCCTTGTATCCGGGTTCTTTGCGGCCTACTTTTTCTCCATCGATCCAGTATCCGCCATCCGCTTTCAGCCGCTGCTTTATTGTTCGGGGTTTTAGATCCATGTACTCGGCCATCGCGTAGACAGTCACCTCGCCGTCCATAGTGCAGGCCTCGAAAGCCGTGGCCAACTCCTTACGGTTTTTCTTTGCCGTGTCCTCCTTGTCCGTGGCAGCCCACCGTTTTGCGGCGCCCGCACGGCCCGCTGTGCGGAAGTCCGTTTCCGGCTGCAGGTCCTCCAACAGCCCGCTGTCCAACTGGTGAACAGGATAGTCAAACCAGAGATTTACAGGGGCAAACCGGGCGAACTCACGCAGCGTGCCCTCGATGCGCCATGCCGTTTTTTCCATTGCATGGGCAGCAGCGCGTTCGATCTCGGCGTCAAGCATACGCAGGTCCGCCTGACCGAGGCGGTCTTTGCAGATGGCCAGCATCTGGGTTTTGCTCAATGCATCATCGGGGCCGTATGCGTCACCGTGGCCGCGTTTGTCCAGGAGTTCGCAGCACGCAGCGCAGGCTGCACGGTTCTTCATCTGTGTGCGGATCGCTTCGGTGGGCTCCAGCTCCGTCATATCCAGCATGGCGTCCGGGTCTCGCGCGAACACGCCGGAGCCGGACGCACGGTCCATACTGCGTTTCCCGCCCTGTGCTCCCTTGCTGTGGTGGTGGCAATAGATCACCGCACACCCAAGCTCACGGCACACCAAATCGAATTGATTGCAGAATTTCGCCATCTGGTCGGCCGAATTTTCGTCGCCGGTGATAACTTTGTAGATCGGGTCCAGCACCACGGCGATGTATCCGCTTTTTGCGGCCCTGCGGATCAGCTTCGGCGCCAGCTTGTCCATGGGTACGCTGGCCCCGCGCAGGTTCCACACGTCGATATTGCGCAGATTCTCCGGGTTCAGCCCCATTGCGGTGTATACGTCACGGAAGCGGTGAAAGCAGCTCGCACGGTCCAGCTCCAGATTGATATACAGCACTTTTCCCTGTGCACAGCGGAACCGTCCGAACCATGGCACACCCTCCGCAATGCTGATGCAAAGTTCAATGAGCGCAAAACTCTTGCCGGCCTTGGAGGGTCCCGCCAGCAGCATCTTGTGTCCCTGGCGGAGCACGCCCTCGATCAGAGCCGGGGACAGCTCCGGCATGTTTTCCCACGCCGCGGCCATGCTCTCCGTATCAGGCAGATCATCCGTAACAGATTCCACCCAATCCTTCCACTCGCCCCAGTTCGCCTTGCCGAAATTGGTTTCCAGCAAATATTGTTTTTGCTCCCCGCGCATGGCTCCCGGCATGCGTGACAGCCGGCTGGGATTGCGGCAGGCCTGGTCCAGTACCAGCCCGTTCTTCTGGCACACAGAGTAGAGGTAATCCACCCGGCGGCGGTACTCGGCATAATCCGGCGCGTCCACGCGCACGATGGCATGCAGGCTTTTCTTGCCGCTGTATACCAACGCCGCGCACGGCAGCTCCAGCTGGTGGATGATGGCGTTCTGCGTCTCGATGTCCAGGCCGTCGCTTTCCACCAGAGCGTAGCGGTACTCCGTCACGTTGTCGTTTTTGCAACCCTGACCATCCAGAGGGTTGAAGCGTATCCATGCGCCGGCCTCCGGGTCATAATCTCCTACGACCGCCCCAATGTCTCCGCCGCAGTGGGTCAAGGCTTCGATCAGCTGACCGGCCGTGCGGTCCCAGCACCCTTGTGTGGGCAGATACCGCCCATCGCGCATCCAGCTGGCGGTGACAAAACCCACATTTTCCGTGGGCTCGAACAGCGTTTCCAGGTATTCGATCAGCTGACGGGCGGGGTCCCAGTGTTCCGGGATGTGGAGTTCACGGCCTTCCACCCAGCGGCGGTCTACGATCGTTTCTGAATGCGAAGCGGAAATTTCATCGTCCCAGTTCAGTTCATGCCCAACCGGGCCGGACCAGCCGCGGTCATAGGCCATTTTAAAAATGCTGTTTTCCGTTATGGGCGCACCGCTGGCGCCCCTGAAGGTCTCCCATTTGCGGGCGCATTCTCCCTTGTGGTACCGCTGGCTGTCAAGCGCGCTCCAGTCGTCCCACACGCTGCAGGGCAACCCCGCTTCTTTCAGCCCCATGCCAACGGCTGTCCATTCATCGTAGGTAAGGTTTCCGGCCCGCACGTATTCCAGCGCCGCCAACAGATCATTTTGATTTTCCATAAATTCACCACACAGTCACGGGTTTGTATTCGCTTGGGGTTATTGCCTGAGGAACACGCCATCCATTGGCGGCGATCCGATCGATCATATATTTTGCATCCGAAAATTGCCAGGTGCCTACGTGCTGAAAACCATACTTCTCCAAACATCGGATCTGTTTCGGGGTCGTGAGCCCGGCGCCGCGTCTTTTGTTCAGCCGGTCCAGGAGCATTTGGGCTTTGCCTGCGCTTTCAACAGCGTCCGGTAAAATGCCGAACTTTTCCAGCGCCGCGGTCTGTTTTTCGCTGGGCGGTCCCATCTCCCATCCGAAGGACGGCACATATCCCGTCAGGTCTTCGGCCTGGATGCTCATTTCATATTGCAGCGGGTCCACCAGCTTTTTCTTGCGCCGCCGCATTTCCGCGAGCTGCTTTGCCAGGGCTTCCTCCCGCTGGGCGACAACATCCGCACTGGCCTGTTCAGCAGCCTGCTCGATATCCTCCGGACATCCGGCCTGCGCCAGATTCTCCGTCATTTTTTGGGAAACTTCCCGGTTTTCGCAGATGATGTCCGCGGGGCGGCACAGCTCATGGCGTTCCGTGAGCCACAAAAAATCAAGCAGAAGCAGATCCTTTTTGCCCGTCTCCGGAGACAGGCGCGTGCCGCGCCCAACCATCTGGCTGTACAGGCTGCGCACTTTGGTGGGGCGCAGCACTACGATGCAGTCTACACTGGGACAATCCCAGCCCTCGGTCAGCAGCATGCTGTTGCACAGGACATTGTATTTGCCGTTTGAAAAATCGGACAGAATTTCTGTCCGGTCCTCGCTCTGCCCGTTTACCTCTGCCGCACGAAACCCCTTGCTGTTGAGGATGTCCCGGAACTTCCGGCTCGTTTTGATAAGCGGCAGGAATACAACGGTTTTTCGCCCCGCGCATGCCGTCTGCATCTCTGCCGCGATTTGCTCCAGATACGGGTCCAGCGCAGTGCCGAGCCCGCCCACTGCGAAATCTCCGCCGCTGTGCGCGACCTGGCTGATGTCCAGCTGCAGCGGAATGGTTTGGGCCAGGATCGGGCACAGGTACCCCTCGCGGATCGCCTGCGTAAGTTTGTATTCGTAAGCAAGGGAATCGAACACCTCGCCCAGGTTGCGCATATCTCCGCGGTCCGGAGTAGCCGTCACGCCTAGTACGTTTGCCTCCGGAAAATGCTCCAGTACGCGCTGGTATCCGTCTGTGATCGCGTGGTGTGCCTCGTCGATGATGATGGTACCAAAATAGTCGGCAGGGAATTGCTCCAGCCTTGCGGGCCGCTGCAGGCTCTGCACGCTGCCCACTACTACACGGCACCAGCTGTCCAGACAGGTCTGTTCTGCTTTTTCCACAGCCGACGCCAACCCCGTGCTCCGTTTGATTTTATCCGCGGCCTGTTCCAGCAGTTCGCCGCGATGCGCGAGGACCAGGACGCGGCTCCCGCTGCGCACCTGGTCCTCCGTCACCGCTGCAAATACGATGGTCTTGCCCGTGCCGGTGGGCAGCACCAGCAATGTGCGGCGCCGTCCATCGTTCCACTCGGCATGGATCGCCTCGCGGGCCGCCTGCTGATAGGGCCGCATTTGCAGCGCGCTCATCAGAAGCTCCCCTGGGTCCAGCCCTGACCCTGCGCCGCCTTCGGCTCTTCCGGCGGAAGAAAGCGGGTGATCTCGTTTGACTGCCGTTTATCGCCGTATTTGTTGGTGTATTCGTGGATGCCGACGCGGCAGCGGCCGCGGCTGCCGTTCACTTCGTTCCAGCGCGGACGCAGGGCTTCCCCGTGCTTGCGCTGGCCGATGCTTTCAAAGAATGCGCACAGCAGACCTTCCGTCCGCGTATGCAGGTAAAGCCGGTGCGTCACAACGGAACGGCCTTTTTCGCCGCCGTCGACCTGAATGGTCAGCAGGGCCATGGCGCAGGGCGGCAGCTTCGCGCTGCCGGGGTGCCGCTGCCGTTCAAATTTTGTGACCTCGAAGGGATATTCGCCTTCCGGCAAAAGCACAAGGTCCGGGCTGTCATTTTGAATTTCATCGTCCCAGCCAAATTCACGGCCGGCATCATTTGCATAGTTTTCCATCTGCTCAAGTCCTTTCTGTTAAAACGGTACGTCACGGTTGTTTACGATCATTTGTGCGACCTGGTCCCATGCAGCGACCAGGCAGCCGTCCACAAAATCCATCGGGTAATCCTTTACCGGCATATCGGCCGGGAAGTATCCGCGCTGCCCTACAACAGCCTGCAGCTCGTCCGGCGTCACGTTCATGGACACCATCAGCGGGCGCAGCTTGTCCGGCACGCCGGCCTGCGCCAGTTGGTCTTCCAGCTTATGCGCGGAATCCACAGGCTTGTTTGTGGGCGGCGGCGCGGCCGGCGTGGCCGCGAACGGTGCGGGCGTTTCTACGGGCGTCCCGAATTGCTGAACGGGCGGTGCAGGTTCAGGCGACGCTCCGCCGGGAACGGGAATGACCTGTGCGATAGCGGCGTAATCAAAAGCAAGCTCGTCTGCCAGGCCGTCCCGGTTCTTTGCATCCCAACAGGGATGGTGCGTGGTATACATCACACGGCGGCCGCCCTGTGCTTTGTTCTTCGCGTTTTTGCCGTCGCCGTCCTTTACCACGATGGTCTTGTAATTGGCGAACAGCAGCATGTCGCACCATTCGCGGATCAGCGGAGCCACCTGTTTGGACGTCTTCATAGTCCAGCGGTCGTATTGGCCCATTTCATCGGGCTGCTCAAATTTTGAAAGCTGCGCGTGGGCGGTCATGACTACGTTGTGCCCGGCGTGCAGCACATCCTCCAGAAGATCCAGAAGTTTGCCGAACTCCTCTTTTAAGTAGGTGTATCCCTTGCCGTAACCGAAATCCTCAATGCCTTTCACGTTGGCACGGTCGCATACGGCCCGGATGCACAAACGCTCGGCCCAGTCTGCGGTGTCGATCACAAGCGTGCCGCACGGGATATGCCCCAGCCGTACTTCGTTGGCCTCGTCCATCAGCATTGCCCAGCTGGTGGGCTGCGGCAGACGGTTCACGTTGAGCTTCTTCGTGCCGCCCTCGGTATCGATGAACACGGGGGACGGGAACTTTGCCGCAAAGGTGCTTTTGCCGATGCCTTCCGGCCCGTACAGCACCACTTTTACCGGCGCATGGATGACGCCGGATGAAACTGTATAGCTGCCCATTTAAAACGCTCCCTTCGTCCATTGTCTGGGCTGCGGTGCAGGCGTAATATCTGCGCCCTGCACGCGCCCATCCTCTATGATGATCTGGCACTCGCCGCCGGTGGATACCCGCGTTGCGATGGCCTGAAGGCCCTCCGACGCCAGCCAGCTGCCGAAATCGGTCAGCGTCCGCAGATCCATTTGCTCCAGCTTGTCCAGCAGCACAAAGCCGCATTCCGGGTTGAGCTTGCGCACGATGGCCGTTGCCACGCGCAGCTGGTCAGAACCCGACATATCGCCCCAGCGCTTGCCCTGATAAGTGAGCGTGCCGTCGTCCACGGAGAGCCCCGGCAAAGGGAGGTCGGCGCCGTCCAGAAGGGCGCGGCGTTCCTGCCGCTTGGCATCAATGGAATCCGTCAGCGCTTTGTACTGGTCGGCATAACTCCGCGCTTCATCTTCAGCGCGTGCCTTGTCGAGGTTGGCGCGGACTTTCCGGTTGATCTCCTCGGCGTCTCGGATACTGGCTTCCAGTTCCGCCGTGCTTTCGTCCTGCAGGTCCTCAGCGGATTTTTGAGCAGTCTCCAGGTCTTTCATCGCATTGGCGCACTGTTCGCTTGCCTGCTGCAGCTGAGCGGCCAGGCTGTCCACACGCTCCTGCAGATCCTTTACATGCTGCGCCAGCTGCGCCGCGCGTTCACGCTTGCGCTGATTTTCGCCGTTGCGGGCCAGTATCTCTTGTTGGCTGCGGATCAGCTCGGATACACTGACCGGCTCATCCGGAGCATCGTGGTATTCCACCTGCTCCTCAGCAAAATGTTTTTTCTGTTCTGCGATCTGCCCAATGGTGGTGCGGCGGTCGTACAGCGCGCGGATCTCCCGGTCGAATGCCGCAAGACGGTCTCCGACCCCGATGATCCTCAGAAGCGTGTCGGCCTTTTCCCGGTCGTTCATATTCATGAAGCGCGGCAGGTCGAGCGCCAGCTGTTCCACGAACTCGTTCAGCAGCTGCTGGCCGCCCTTACGGCCGGACGGGTCGGACACCGTCAGCGCACTGTTTTTCCCGCGCCGCTCGACGACCAGCCCATTGGAGAGATTGACATGCAGACGGGGCGGCGTGTTGGCGCCTTCGCGCTGCGCCGCCTCCGGGCGGTATTTGTCTCCGCCCAGCGCCCAGGCGATTGCGTCCAGAACGCTCGTTTTTCCCTGGTTGTTATCGCCGCCGATAATGGTCAGGCCGTTGAGTGCCGGTACGATCTGAACGGCCTTGACGCGCTTTATATTTTCAGCTTCCAGCTCGATGATCTTTACAGGCATTTCAATTCCTCCTCGAATTTGGCAAAGGCATTGTGCAGCATTTCGCGCGGATATGCGCGCATGCCTGCCGGCAAACGCTTGTATGCGGATTTTGCGAGGGTCCAGGCGTTTTCCAGCGCGCGGCTGGCCAGGATTACCTGGTCGTAGCAGGCATTTGCGTCACCCGTTCCCGCACGGTCCTGCAGCTCGGCGATCTGGTCGCGGTATTCCGCCGTCATCGCTTCGGCCTTTTCCTGGGCGCGTCTGTCGATTTCGTCGGCGTCAGCAAAATCGCCCCGGATCGGTTGCTCACGCAGTGCATCGTTTTCCTCTTTCAGCTTGTCGCCCCGCAGCTTGGCGGCTGCCAAAGCCTGACGGGCGCCGTCGCGCTCATGGGTGACAGTCTGCACAAGCCCCTCCAGCCTGTTCTGATCCTGTGCCCGCCGGTCTGCTTCTGCCTTATACCTCAGCGCAGCGGCATGCGCGTCCTCTCGTTCCTTGCGGTCGAGTTCGGCCTCATGTTCTGCTTTCTCCCGCGCTTCGCGTTCGGCTTTCAGCTGGGCCTCCAGCTCCCTGTACTGCTTGTGTGTGGTGATATCGCCGCCTTTGAGCGCTGCAACGGCCTCTGGCTCTGCGGATGGACGGGCGGCGGCGTAGAGCAGCGAAGGGCTGGCCTGCTTCAAAATTTTCTGCTCGTTTGGAGTACTGCTTTCAAGAAGATTGCTGACCTGCAGAAGCTGATAGGCTGTGCTTTTGCTGATTCCGACGAATTTGCACCATGCGATAAAGGTATCTTCTGTGTAGCGATTTCCATATAGCTTGACGTCCGAATTTCGGACTTCTAAAAGTTCATCATGGGCCATGCCCACAGCGTCGGCCACCTTGATGACGTATTCCTTTCGGGCGCTGCGTATGATATTTTCTGCGCTGTGCAGCGTGGCCACCGTCTGTGCGTCCAGTCCGGAGTAGTCAAAGGGCGTGGCCTCCGGCTCCGCTTCCAAAGAGGCAGGCCCAGCAGCGGACAGGCTTTGTGTTGCACTGCCAGCATCCGCAGGGCAGCCGGGGGCCGGCAAGGTGTTTGCATCCGTCGGGGTGGTCGGTGTTTCCATCGGCTCCGGCACAGCATTCCCGGCCGTGGTCGCAGCAGCATCCCCATTCCGGGCAGATTGATTTTTGCATTTTTCTATTTCCTCCTCCAAGTAGGCCCTCAGGTCGTTGGCACTGCCATCTTTAAAGAGATGTTCGGGAACTCTGTGACCCAGTTTTTCATCAATTTGTCCCAGCCAGTAAATGCGGCATTCTTCCACTGCGTCTTTACATCCGAAGGTATAGCAGGCGATACTAAGAGGATGGTCTTGCTGTTTGCAATTTACATTTTCAATCCGCCTGCTGCCGATCAGGTGCGAGGTAACGCCTGAAAAGTAGGGGCAGCTGCTTGTTTTGTCTTTTACCAGCCTTTCGTCCGGACACGTCTCTTCTGCCGGCGCCGGACACTCTTCGTATGGTGCAAAGCACCCGAAGCCTCCGTCCGTCTTATCACATCCAGCCTGTGGGCATGAGCGGTCAATACAATCCGGGCAGCGACATGTGTCACAAGGTGAATACTCTTCTCCCTTGTCCACAACCTCCGGCGGCTCACTGCTCGCTGAACTGGATACCAGCTCCCAGCCGTCGCGTTTCGCACGGGCCTCTAAGCCCTCCTGCAAGTGCTCACGGTCACGGTAAACGGCGTTGGTATTCCATGTGATGTCGGGTTTCCATACGACGCTGTTCGCCGGATCTCGATACTGCATCGCATAAATGCCGTTTTCCGGCTGCGGGCTTACCCGGTACAGCCAGCCCGTGGCTGGGTCTCTGTATATCAGCATAGTTTTTGTCTCCTTATCCGTCGCGGCAGCGTCTTTGTGTGCCGCTGCCTTTCCCTGCTCAATATCGCGCAGGATTTTTTGCTTTTCTGCATCGGCGTCCATGTCTTTCCGGTGAAAGGTTTCATCGAAAAATTCAGCCCATAGGGCACGCTTCGCAGCAATTCCCTTTTTGTTTTGCGAGCAGGCAAGCGTATACCGATACCGACCTTCGTCTACATGTTCCGCCGGCCGGATGCGGTCCCGGGAGAAGCCGCCGGAAAGCTCGCCATTTGGATAATGCTCTTTTACCCAATCGCTCACACGCTCCAGAAAATCAAAGTCCAGGCTTGTGATTCGGATGGTCGTTTTATCGTCAAGATGGCCGCGTAATTCCGTACGGTATTCCAAAGTTGGCGACATGCGGCATTCATACCCTTTTACGTCCGTAACCATTGCATGCCGTGTATGGTCCCATTCGGTCGGTCCCCAGGGCATCAGATACGGGCAGCCCTCGCAGCCCTCTGTCTCCCGGTTCCCCGTGTTGTCGGCATTTGTGCTTTTATTTACCGCCCGGCCGCACTTGCAGAGGTATCGGTTCATTCACCGTCACCATCCAGTCTAAACATATCCTTATACCGCTCCATCTGCTCGGCATTCAGGCTCTTGTATCGGGTGCGTGCAGCACCCACGACGAGAAACGGGCCGTAAATCATTTTGCCTTTATGAATGCGGTTCGGTTCGGCATCCTCGTGAAAAGGCCCGTTCGCATTGCTGAGGATTGCCGCCCAATCCAGAGAGAAAGGAATTGCCTCGACCGGGCCGCCAAGAAAACGCTGGATGGATTGCAAATCGTCAGAAATGACCGCTTCTTCAGGCTGCTGCCCGGGCCGGATAAGTAAACATTTCATTTGCTTTTTTCCTCACTTTCGGTTAAAATGAGGGTAGCTTGTGGGCTACCCTTTGGGGTTGCGCTTGTCCGATGTGCAAGATCGGGCAGGCGCTTTCTTTTTGTCCGCCAGAAGGCAGACCGCTGTGAAAGCTGCTCCGAGTACGAACCCGAAGCAGATGCATGCAAGGCCCGTCATTCGATCGCACCCCAGTCGATTGGCTTCGGCCCTGCCGGCGCTGAGATGTGCGTGTTTTCGAGGATGCTGTCCATGTGGTGCGTCACCATCCAGCCGAGCGCCTTGTCCATCGGGCGGCGCATCCTGCGGGCCATGTTGTCCAGCCGTATGTACTGCTGGGGCGTGATGCTCACTTTGATTTCAATTTCCATGCGTGGTTCCTCCTATGAAAGTAATCGTGCAAGTGTGGTGCGCGTAATAAACTTAATTCCATCAAGCTCTTTAAAAGGGAAAATCCTTGATACGACGCGGCGAGACCAGCCTGTATAATGCGCAACGTCCGCCACTGTCAGTCTTTCGCCTTTGGGAAACGCCGTGATGATGCTCTCAAGCTGGTCACGGTACCCTGGGGATTCACGGGCCATTGTGTCGCCTCCTTTCTGTTCGTTTTAAAGCATCTCTGTCCTTAAATAACCCAGAAATATTGTCTCCATTAACTTGAAGTAGATTTCTCGCATTTCATCATTGAAAGAAACCAGAGAGCGCCAATAACGGCCTTCTCCGATGCGTTCAAAATCTTCCGGCGTAATGCGAGGGAAGTTCCGTTTTTCCGCAATGTTTTCGGCAAGGCTTGCGACCTGAAGCGGAATACATCCATACCGGTTAAAATCTTTTTGTTCCGCCCAGTGTCGAAATGCTCTTCTTTGCCTGTTCTTTGCGGAAATAAACTCTTCGAAGGCTGTTTTGACTTCTTGCCCGCAGCAGGAGCAAAATTTTCCCACTACGACGGCACCACACTTTTTGCAATAGTATGACATGACAATCTCCTTTCTGTCCGCTTTATGGTACATATTTCCTGCTACTCTGATTGTGCAGACTTCTCTGCGATTAGCTCATCGAGCGCAGCGGCCTACTTCATCATCTCGTCTACGGTTTTACCGAAGTAGGTGGCAACCGCATGAGCATGTTCGAGAAGTGGACGTTTTCCATCTCTCCAGTTTTGTACGGTAGTACAGTGCACGCCTACTTCTTTAGACAATCTGTAATTAGTAATGCCGCGCTCCTTTTGCAATTTCACCAAATTTTCAGAAAAAGACAAAAAATACACCCCCTTTCT